GTATAGTGGACTACGTTCTTTCCTGCTTTCATTGCAGCACAACCCATTGCAACTAAGAAGTGTGATTTACCAACACCCGTGTTTGCCGTTATAACGCCTAACTCACCGCGACCTAAGCCGCCACGAAGAATATCAGGTGCATCAAGTCTTTCTAGACCTGTTGGACAGACTTGTCGATTAATTTGAACAAATCGTGCTTCAATATCATCAAAGAAATCGTGGCCTGTAGTATTAGGCATACCAACAGAAATAGCCTCTTTCATAATAGAGATAACGGACTCATATTTTTCAGTTTGAATGAGTTCTACAGACTTTTCTAAAGCATCCTTAAAAGCTTGACGCTTGCAAAACTCCAAAGATTTATCTTTAACATATCCAATATCACCCATGTCAGGATTTGCACGCATTCTTTGAAGATACTCGATAATTTGATCTTTAAGAATTGCATCGCTTGATTTCTTTAAATCCTCTTTAATGATAGTAATTAGGATTTGTAGGGTTGGAAATGTCTTATACTTCTTGTGGTATGAAAAATATTTGTCACACAAGAAAGAAAGATATTTTAAGTCAAAGTAAGTAGGGTCAACGACCTCAATCATTTGACTTGCCCATGTAGTATCTGTAAGCATGCCTTGAAAGACTTTTTCTTGAAAAGGCTTTCCAAATTTAGAAAAGTTTTTTTCTACACTCATGTATGTTAGTTTCCTCTTAGATATGATTTAAGTGTCAATAAAAATGTATGAACGTCAAAGTTGTTTAAACCTTCACGATTCATGATTCTCATCAAATCAAGTTTATTTAATTTGTCTTCTTTGTTTTCAATTTGATGATTAATCTTTTTAACCTGATCAGCACTTAACATTGCTGTATCAAGATGCATTAGTTTCCAATTCTTTTTTATATTATCAGACTCACTTATTATATTGTGATAAACCTTCAGTTTATTGCCGTTTTTAACTTCATCATTGGATATAGATATTATATCATTGATAGATAAAAATTTACACGTCATTAAATCTGGAAACCTCTTTGCCATTGTCTTGAAACCAGCACCCTTAACTCCTTTTATACCGTCACTTTGATCACCTGAAAAGCATCTGGCAACACAAAAGTTTGTAGGATGAATGTTCCAATTTTCTATTATATATTCTTCATCAATCAGCATCTTTTTATTAGGTGACCAAATAAGAGTTTTTTTGTCGACAAGCTGATAATAGTCTTTGTCTGATGTTACTATTATTTTATCACTATTCATATTTGATTTACACAAATATGCAATCACATCATCTGCCTCACAATCATTTACATAAACTTGTGTAACAGGCGTTTTATATAATATTTCAATTAAAACTTTTAATTGGTCATCTCTTGTTTCAACAGTGTCAGCTTTTAAATCATCATAATAAGAACTTCTATTTAATTTGACAGGTCGACGACCTTCCTTATAATTAGGATCGATATTTCTTCTTCGAAGAGAACCTCCTCCTTCCCATGCAATTACAATTTTAGAAGGACTAAACTTTGTGCACAGATATTCAATGTTTTTTAATGTTCCTAATATTCCTCCACATAATTTATTATGCAAAGAAACTGTAGGGTTTGCGGCATAATGTCTCATAAAAACATTAAGACCGTCAATATAAATTATTGGTTTTTCCATTTTAACTCAAGTCTTCATAGGCATCACTGTCAAGGTCTGTTAAGCCTTCAGCAATTGCTTTTACTTCTTCATAGCTTTCAGGATCTATATCGATATCTTCTTCAGTAACAGACTTCTTTACAAGTGCTGCATCAATTAGCATATCTACATATTGTCTATACTGCGGGTCTTTCATGATCTGACCAAATTCTGACTTATAGAATTTCTTTTCAATAATCATTTCACCTTCTGGACTAAATACAATTAGATTCTTCCATGCACCATTACCTGATACTTCAATTTGATATCCATCTACTGTAGTTGGTCCAAATTTCCTAAGTCTATCAAACATTTGCTCGTGTTCAACAATACCTTTTCCAAAGTGAATTTCAAAATCTACTGACCTGAACGGCGCTGATACTTTATTTTTGATTGTTTTAGCTGTGACATTGATGCCAATTGGGTTTTTGTCAGCGTCTACAATTTGTTGTCCGGCTCCTAATTTTATACGCACAGAACTGTGGAATGGTATTGCGTGCATATTACTCTTCTACTTTCATAGAAGTATGGACTATATCTTCAAAAACTTTGTCATGTGAAATATTTTTTAATTCGCTTGCCCAGTATCTTTTTAAGACATAACCTTCGTCAATAATAGCTTTTGACTTAATTCTGTCTTTTTCCCAGATGTCTTTTGCTAGAAGTTTTTTACCTCCAATTAAATCTTCTGGTTGATATTTTTCTGGATTAGCATGCCAATAATCACCATCGATTTCAACTATTACATTATATTCTGGAATATAGAAATCACATTTATATTTTTTAACACTTTTTTGCTGAACAAATTCTATATCTAAAGAATTTAGTATTTCTATAAACATAATTTCAGGCTTTGTATTAGTAGAGTTACTAGGTAATTTATTTTTATTAGACCATTCTAATTGTCTTTGGTCTGCTTCTTTTTTGCCATACTTAATAACCCATCTTTCATAATTAGAAAGCTTCATCCAATCGGTAACTCTTTCTTTTGCTTTTTTAAAGAATTCTTGTCTTTCTGGTCTTTTAGCAACTTCTTTACCTAATTTAGACATTTTATTTCTATAGGATTCTTTTTTAGTTGCAGCCTGACATGACTTTTTTCTTTTTTCACGTATCTCTGGAGTATTGTATACCATTTCGGTCATTTTCTTACAATTTAACATATTTGCTTCAGAATGACGCCAGTCGTTAAATCTGTCAAAATTTCCCATAATTGAATCTGGATACATTTCTTTGTACTCTTTTGTCGTGACATTATGACTTTTAAGATGAGAATTAGTTATAGCTTTATAACTTTTGCCACATATTTCACATTTAAATTTTTGTTCCGCGCTCATAGATGTTTTCTCCTTTATTTTTATATATTATGCAATGGCAATGTGTTACCTAATTTTATAATAAAGGTTACTAACATTAGTCTCTGAACCTTCAACCTGTCACCAGGAGGCTTGGCTGCGAATTGTCCAATCTTATATCTTTTTGAACTTTCACGCTCGCAATTACTCGCCACGTTGTAGTGATATAAGCTCTAAGGATGTTCTCGCAATTCACGGAATGAATTCTCATTTTATACTCTTGAAAGGGAGGCCACATTATTCAAGCAGAAACCACCCGGAGTTGTATTGTGGTTGATATGACCACCTGCAATATAGGACTCACCATCAGGAACAGACATATCGACAACTTGCATTCTTTTGTCGATCTTTTCTGCATCTTTTCTATCACGAGACCTAATCCATTCTCCTTCAACTAACGTCCTATGTGCTGAAGTTGTTTTTAGTCCTCCTGGCAAAATATAATGACTATCAACAGCATGTTTAACTACATAGTTGGTCATTGGCTTAAAACCTTGTGGCGTTTTAATCCTTATTCCTAAGTCTGACATGTCATATTCACAAGGATTTTCAAAATCGTCGATATTAAGCATTTCTGCTAATTTTCTCATTGTAATTTTAGTTTTCATAAATAACCTCCAATTTCATTATAATAATTTAAGAATTAAAATACATTTTATTAAACAAAGAATTGTCATCAAATTCAATTTCTATCTCTGTGTCAGGATCAATACATGTTGGGTCTCCATACATAACTCCTACCTTAGTTCTAATCTGGTTAAGACATACTAACAACACTTTCTCGTTTGCAATAACACCAGTAATTTTTCTCATACCTTTAGATATTGCTCGAGCCTGTAGTCCAATACTCTCTTTATCGTAGTCTCCTACTAACTCTGCTTTTGGCGAAGTTGCTGCTACTGAGTCCCATATAATCGATACAGGCACATCTTTGTCCATTGCTTTAGCTTTAATAATTGTGCTTTCTGCAATAGATAATACCTCTTCTGTGCAGTGTGTATCAACATATACAAATCGTTTAGATATATCTACGCCTAAAGCCTTAAGGTTTTCTATAGAAGTAGCGTTCTCTGTATCAATATAAACCACAATTCCACCCATCTTCTGGGTAGATTTTGCAATCTGCGTAGCAATATGTGATTTACCAATAGAAGGAGGTCCAAATATCTCTACAATTCTTCCTTCAGGCAAGCCACCATTCTTTTGATTTGCAATAATATAGTCTAACTGTGTAGAACCTGTACTAATCCATCTATTGACATGTGTAGGAGAGTCGTCACAGCTTAAGTTATATGCAACACGTGTTCCTCTTTCTTTATTTAAGGATTTAATAAGGTCTGAAGTAAAGTCATCTAATCCTTCTTTTTTGGAAGACTTTTTCTGTTCTACTTCTTCGACTACTTTTTTCTTTCTTGGCATAAAATTTCCTGTTCGTTTTTATATATTGATTATATCAAAGACGTTTTTTATTTACAAAAAAAGCCAGAATTATCCTGGCTTAGTTTCCTTGTTATCTTGAAAAAGTATTAGAGGCTTTCAAGATCAGCGAATGCATCATCTAAAGAGGAGTATTTACTGTTTGCCTTGTCTGGTGAATCATCATCTAACGTGCTTTTTGTGCTATTAGCTGAAGAATGGTGGAATGTTCCTGCAGAGTCATCTTCATCATCACCTTGCAACCATGCATTGATAATTCTCTCCAACTCATCATATGACTTAAGTTCAAACAAATCATTTACATCTGGAATGTTATCGAGCCAGTTCTTTGATTGTGTACTATCCTCTGCCAATGGCGAGTCTTTTCCGCGTGGACGTACCTCTGTAGTTGCATATTGCTTTCCTGGAGCTTTTGAACATGTGACTCGGATATCACGACCTGATTCTGGGTCTGTAATGTCACCATAGTCCTCATCAAGCATGTAGTTTAGAAGTGACTGGTATACTTGCTTTCCAAATGCCCAGAGTCGTACACCTTTCTCCTCCTCGCCACGAACAATAACTGGTGCATAACAACGCATTTTAGGATAAAGCTTCTTAGCCATCTCATACGTATCTTTTGAACCTTCATCACGAAGCTTTGTAATGAGCTCTTGAATCGGGTCTGGCTTCTGGAACTGATATGGTGCAAGAAGACCTGGGTTGTTGCCAATGTTGTAGTAGAACATTAGCTCTTTAAACGGCTGTCCGTCATTGTCAGGATAAGCCATGAGACGAATTGTTGTCTCGGAATTCTCTTCAGGACGCCACATTGTGTTCTTTTTACTGTTCTGTCCACTGAGTTGGTTTAGTTTTTTACGGATTGCTGCTAGATCGATAGCCATGCATATGCCTTTCTTAATTGTTTAATTGTTTAATTGGTAAGTGTTTAACTGTTAAATCAACCAATTGTGAATTTATTATATTCCTAATTGATAAAATTTACACATTAATTAATTCTAAAATTTTATTTCTAAATTCGTTATTATAGTCTTCACTGCCTGAAGTTGAATGCCAGTTGTTTAATTCCTTAACTGCTCTGCCTAAGGTAAATATTAAACTGTAATATTGACGAGGTTCGTTTGAAATAATGACATTGTAAAGTTTTTCACAAAAACTAGAAAATTCTTCTGGATTAAAGAAAACTCTTAAGTTGCTTGTCAATTGTATTTGTGGTAGTATCTTTATAAATAGTAATAGTTTATATCCGAAACTTTGTTTCATTCCTTGCTGATTATCTGAATTTATAAAATCATATAACATATTTGCACGTATATGATTACCAAATCTGTCTCTCATTGAGTTAAAAAGTTCTGGATTGTTTAATTCATTATATCTGTTTGATTTGAATTCATTAAATAGCGACGATTGTATTCTTTGTATTTCAGCAAATTGTGTTGTAGGTATTTTTAGAAATCTATCACCGAAATTAACTGCTAATCCTTCTAAAGGAGAAGAAGGATTTAGTATAGATCCGCCAAATATTTCTGTAACTAATGATGATATTGCAGGTTCAATCACAGTTTTAACAAACTTCTTAAATCCTTTATCAGGAAAATTCTTAACTTGTTCTTTTAAGTCTTCTAATTTAATTAGAATTTGTTCACT